GACTTCTGTATCGTCTGCCAGTGTCCATGCTCTTTTGAAAGATCGTTGAGCCAATCCCTTATGGACGTAGTTGGTGTCGGATTCCTTATCCTCTTTTTGTCCTTCAACAAATAGTTTCCCATCTTGTGTATAGACATAAACCTCCTTCTTCTTAAATCCAGCAAGTGCAAGTTCAAGTCGTGATTCTACGTTACTTACTTGAACAAGGTTATATGGGGGATAGTTGGAAGTTGTTTCATGGAGATGAAACAGGCGGTCAAAATATTCATCCATGCCGATGCTATTGCGAGTAATCCTCTCCATCAGAGCAGGAAGATCCGCAGCAGTATACCTTGTGAGGTTGGTCATTATAGTAGCTCCTTTAAAAGCGAGTTTGTGTTTTGTGGATCCTTACGGCATCCGAGTATATTTATATCATAAAAGAAAAAGAGAAGCAAGGTAAAAACCGTACTTCTCTTTAGGGTGTTCCGACTTTTGTAGAGACCGCACGAAAGGCCTCAAAAGTATTTATTCTACATTTGATGCTTTTCCTTTTTTACCAATATTATATTTTTGCTCCAGAATCCAATCATTTTTATCTTTGTAAGTAATGACTTTAATTTGGTTCAAAGGTGCAATATCCATAATAGAATCTTCTTTGACGACAGTAATAAGTCCCCAGTCTGCCAACAAACGAGTGATTCTATTACGACGTTGAACATCATTGATTGTCAAATTAGCGTGTTTGCCATCTAGAGCAAAAAGTTCTTTGAAATGAACAAGATAATATCTACCTTGCTTGTGAAGAATATGGCAAGATTGATAAAGTTTTTTTTCCTTCCTGGAGGCAACTCCAATACGAGTCAAAGTTTCACGGACTTTCAAAAAGTCGTCCGGTTCATTTAAAACGACCTCCACCATCATATCTGGAGACCAATTTACTTGTGGTTCAATTGTTTGAGTTGTCATCGTGTTCCACCAATTTCAAGTCGTTGTTTAATAAAATCTAGTTGTTCTTTATTTAGAATCTTCAAAGCTTGAGTTGCTTTTTCATTACTATATCTATAGTATTGCTTAACACACTCTAAATCTTTGACTTTATCTTTTCGGATCCAGGGAGAAAATCTCTTCTTTTTCCTTAGACTATTTAGATAAAACAAATATTGCATATCTTTATCAAGATGATGATTCATATTCATTTCATTTGCGAAAAGAACACAATCAATATGTCCAGATAAACACTTATTGATAATATAAGGAGGATATTCCTTAATACAATTTTCATCATCTTGAACAAAATTTTCTTTGTTAAAATTAATAGAATTTAACCAATCTTTTAATTCATAAGTCATCTAATAATCTCCAAATCAGATCCTGGTTCCCACAATTCTAACTTTGTCCGAAGTCTTCCCTCATTTTTAAGTTTTTCGTATCTTTTTGTCGCCTTTATCTTCCACCATTCAATTGCTTGTTCGCAAGTATGATTAAACTGAGAAAAATAATATCTTTTCTTTTCTGTTAAAGTTTTAGCATGATTAATGCAACTATTAAATTTTTCAAGTTTTTCAGGATCCTTTAATGATGCCCGAATGATCGATATCATCTTTTGTTGAATTTTAAGTTTTTTGGATGACTTATCGGCAGAAACTAATCTTTCCCCACCGTTACGCTCATTAAACCACCAAAAAAATTCACGAAATTCATCATCATGAAACAATGGAAGAAAATTACTTTCGGTATCTCCAATATGACGAAGAAAAGGTTTTAATCCATCATACATTGACATACCTTTTGTAGTTCCATACAAAGAGGTAGTTTCAAAGTATTTTAAATCAGTGCCATACTTTTCATCAAATTGTTTTTTTAGTTCTTTCGAACATGCGAGAAGAGCAAGAAGTTTTCCACCAAGATAATTATATCCAAAAGGTTGCGTGGGAACAATATTAAATCCCATCACAAACTCTTTATTAATTCTCTCTAATGGCAATACTTCACCAAAGTAATCATTTCTTGGTTTTGAATTAATAGTTGGAGAACCAAAACGAACAACCCCAATAATTTTACCACTACGAGTTTCTTCCACTAACCATTTATGAGTTCTGCCAGGAATTGCTTCTTCGATTGCATTTGAAGCTGTAAGATTGAGAATTTCTGAGTACAACCATTGATTATACTTAGATTTGGTTTTAGGATCAGTATCAACAATATGAATTCTAAAATTCATTTGATCTGGAACCATTTCAAATACATTAAATATATCTGCTTCTGCACCAAATCCGAACAAATATCCAGATCGATCCACAATTCTATCTTTTTTTACAAAACGCAAATAGTCATCAATTCTATTAAATTTAGAATAGTAAGAAATAAATTTGTCTGCGGCATAATTTGCATCATCCTCAGATAACTTCATTCAAAATCTCCTATTCTAGTTTTATTAGAAGTATGTGAAAGTGTTTCATAAGGAATAACGCAAGATACAGAAATCTCAGTCGATTTAGTTGCTTCTGCCATCTCACGATAACCAGATCCAACATATATCTGTCCACTAACTACAGCAACTGCCATAGCACCCCAGAAGATATAATACCACTTTGCTTTTACTTGATGTGTAAGGTTTTTCATAATCAAACAATCAATTTTTTACTAGGAGATTTAATCAAAGAAAACATTTGTTCATATTGTTCTACAATCTGCTCTTGCGCTTCTGAAATATAAACAATGTATTTTTTAGTAACTTCCAAATCAATATTTTTATCTTTTAGGAGGGGGGACCATGGGGCAAATCCCATTTGTCCATTTCCAGTAGGAACAGCAACGATTGGATTACGAATAACGATTGTATCCGTTAAATCTCCAATTTGGTCTGCGATAACATCTTCACCAGACCACATACGAATTAATTTTACATTCATTTGAATTCAACCTCACACATAATTTCAATAAGAGCAGCAAGAAGATTTATTTCCTGGTCAGCCACGAACGCACATTGGTATTGGTACTTAGCAATAACAAGAACGGCAGCAGGAATAGACGTGGGTGAAAGGCAATCATAAAGAGCGTCATAAACCCTGCGAAGAAGGTGAGAAGCATCGTTGTCCAAGTTGGAGACCACCCACTTTCGGACTTCAGGAAAGTTTTTATCCTTGAGAGATTTAACAAGTTCATTTACAGAGATGTCAGAGAAAGATGCAAGAATGCCCGAGTCAATTTTTCCTCCCGTAGAATACCTTTGGCATTCGTTGAGGACTCTACGGAAGTCTGGGAAGTGTTTAGAAACAAGTTCCGCAACGACTTTTTGATCGTATTCAATTTTTTCTTCATCCAAGATTGTCTGAAGTCGTTTGAAGAAACTTCCTGCAAGTTGAACTTTTTGCTTTCCCTTGATTGTGAAGTCAATGACGGCACATCTGGAGTGAAGAGGTTCAATAATTTTGTTCTTGTAGTTGCAGGTGAAGATGAAGCGGCAGTTGTTATAAAATGCCTCAATATTCGCCCGTAGTAGGAGTTGTACGTCGTTTCCTGTGTTATCAGCCTCATCGATGATGATGACTTTGTGTTTAGAAGATCCCGTAAGTGAGACGGTCGAAGCGAAGTTTTTCGCTTGGTTCCGTACAGTATCCAGGAAACGTCCTTCGTCGGATCCGTTGATGACATAAAAATCTGCCCCCAATTCATTACATAATGCTTTTGCGATGGTAGTTTTACCAATACCAGGAGGTCCTGCAAGAAGGAGATTTGGAATTTCACCCTTCTCTACAAACTCCTTGAATGTTTTTTTAGTATCATCGGGAAGAATACAATCATCAATTACTTGAGGACGATACTTCTCCACAAAAAGAAATTCACTTGTCATAATTTATTTAAATCCAGTCAGGTTTTCGTTCTGGCATACGAAGATAATTAGATGCAACCCAAGGTTTGGATGCGATATACATCTTGTAAGCAGTAAAAGTGTCAATGCTTTTGTCAAGTTTATACTCATCTGGCATAGCACGGGCAAATGGTGTCACTTCAGTAATCTTTCCTTTTGGGAAAAGATAATATGCTTGAAGAAGCGTATTATAACACGAATGCATTTTTCCATAACGCACAGAATACTCGTCGCATAGATTCATACCATGTTTAATCAACCAATAGGCATTGTGGATACTTTCCATTGCCCATTTGGTACAGGGATGATTACGAAACGCACCTTTTTCAGTTCGGTAGGGAGTGTTGTCAGTCTTATACAAAGGACCATAACTATGGCCCCATTTTTCAGATGCCACAATGGAGAGCATTTGACAGCACTCCAGAGGCATCTTGACGATGTGTTTATCGGGAAGACAGATAGCACTCTCAGCAGGCCAGGGAGAAGTTGCAAAAATATTCAAAATAAAGTCCCCAAACTTATTTGATTATATCATCCAAACTGACTATCTGGTTCAAGGGCGATCCAATAACTTACATCAAATCCAGTATTCTTGAATCTTGACAGAAGTTTACTTGAGATTGCTACTTCATAAGAACCAGGAAGAATCTTGATATTTTCCACTTTGAAGTTGAAGGAGAACACTTCATCAGTCTCACCAACAACTACGGAGAAGTCGTTAGAAGTATCATTTTTCTTGTCACGAACCACTAGACGAATCACACCTGCTTCACCAACCACAGACAAGTCAGGTAGTTGATAAACAGCAGCAGCCTTAAGGAGTTTATCAAGTTCTTTGGTATCAAGAATGAAACAAACATCCTCAGAAGGCAGAGCAATATCTTTATCAGGAGGAGTGACGATTACGTTCGGATCTGCAAAGAAGTACTTAGAACGTGACTTACCTTCTTTGATGACAACATATCCATCATTCTGAAAATCAAGTTCTGCATTCTGATGCAAATTAAGTCCGTTCAAAAATTGGTTCAAATCATAGATACCAAAGTCTTTGGGGAGTTCTTCTTCAATTTTTGCTTCAGCAAGAATGTTTTTCATCACACTGATTGTGCGAAGAGAATTACCTTCCTTAAACAGAATGGACTGGTTAATAGAAGAGAAGTTCTTCAGAAGAGTTAGAGTTTTATCAGAAAGTTTCATAATAATCAGCGAAATTCAGAGAGTCCGTTTTCTTGACGGGAATAATGTTTGTCAAAGTGAAGCAGTAGCATAGCATAGTGAATGACTTTCATCAAATCACGCTTGTTACGTCCATCCTTGTCCCCATAACGAGAACCATACTTCAGGATGTTTGCCTGACAGAAACCTGCTGCCAGTTTTTTTGCTGCCATCAGATCAATTGTTTGAATGTCATCATAACCAGATTCATCACCACAATAGTGACCGTGATAAGTGCTGGTTACATAATCCTCAACATCTTTGAGGATTTTATCTTCATTGTATTTCCAAAGATGATTTTTTGTTTCAGGCATAGTAATAGTAAAAGTTGAATCAATCATAAAAAAGAGGAAGGTACTTTTTTACCTTCCCCAATTATATCAGAACGGAGCTGGTTGGTCAACGTATTCAACAGTCAGTTCAGGTTGAGACGGCATTTGAAAATCTGCGTCCACCTTATCATACAGTTCCAGGAAGGACTGCTTGGTCTCATCATCAAAGCGGTTCACACAGACTTGAATTGCTTTTGCCTTGTCTTGGAAGATGCTGTAAGCACGGATGATGTGGACCAGGCGGCGAGTGCTGATGATTTCCTCAATACCACCGTCGTAGAAAGTCTTGCGGATGATATCTGCCCAGTCAACCAGGCGCTTGCAGAAATCACGATCTTCAACGCCAAGATCCAAAGCAACACCTTCAAGGATCTTCTGTTCGGTAGCGGGAGCGGGATATGCTTGCTCAAAGGTCACAGGGAAACGCTCAAGGAATGCTTCGTTGAGAACGTTGGTGCCGATAAAGCGACCGTCATCACTACCTTTACCTTTGGTGTTGGCAGTAGCAACAACGTTAAAACCAGCAGCAGGTTTTACAAAACGACCAATCTTTTTCAGGAAGACACCCTTACCTTCCAGAACAGATTGCAGGCACAGGATCTTGTTAGAAGCAAGGTCAATCTCATCCAAAAGAAGAATTGCACCACGCTCCAATGCCTCAATCACAGGACCATTGTGCCACACAGTTTCACCATTCACCAGACGGAAACCACCAATCAGGTCATCCTCATCAGTTTCGATGGTGATATTAACACGAATTAGTTCACGCTTAAGTTGAGCACACGCTTGCTCCACACTGAACGTTTTACCATTACCCGAAAGACCCGTAATGAACGTAGGATAAAAGATACGGGACTGAATAATTTTCTTAATATCGTTAAAGTTACCAAACTTGACGAAGGTATCATCTTTATCAGGAATGAGGTTTTGTTCCGCAGCAGGGGGGGCAGCAGGAGCTTGAAAAGTACGTTCGATTTCTTCTACCCTTTGTTGAGTTACTTCAAAATTCCATTTACCACGACCAACTTTAAATTGATCAAGTTTTTTAGTAACAGTTTGATAATTAGAATCATTCAGAGTACACCAAGCGCGGATATCAGCACCAGTAACATTGTTACCATAAAGTGCCTGAAGAGAAGTGCGGATGTAGTCGGAAGAAAGTGTCATGAGTGTTTTGTTTCAACATAGTCATTATAAACGAAAAAGAGGTCTCAAGGACCTCCTGTGGTCAGTTTGCCAACTGGTTCTTGAGTTTCTCAAGATAGTCGGCACTACCAATACGACCACTATAACCAGGATAATATTTTTGAACGAGTGCTGGAATACCTAAAGCAGTAGTCACACTGTTACATTTAATCCACACTTCTTTAGTGTCGTATTTTACTACGTGTTCAAATGGAAATTTGGTCTTCATTTTTTAGATCTTTCTTCTTGTTTACGTTTTGAGAACTGCATATATGTTTCTCCTGGTTTAAGTCTATTGCTATAGTCAGGTTTTGTTTGTGCTGACGTATCCTGACCTCGATCTTCACGAGCTCTCATTTGAGGACCTTTTCCTGGAAGTTTTTTATCTTTTTCTGGGTCTGGATGCCACCAATCTCCAGACTCAAAAATAAATTGTTTAAAACTTTTCATGCTACCAAAGAGATAAATTCTCCTAATACTTTTTTATTTAGTTTTTTGGTTTTCAGAGACTTGACGAATGCAGATTTGATTTGCGACTTGGTAGCATCTTCAGCAACTTCAAACTCAGTATCTTGAGAAAGAGCAGTCGCAGACAATCCAAAGTAGGCGTCATAACCAGAATTAGTAATAGTAAAACTCCTCAGTTTCTTCCAATCATTTTGAATTTTTTCATATTGCTTATCAAGTTGAGAATGATATAGTCCAATGAAACGGTAAGCGTTACGTGGTTCAAGAACACGAATTCCAATAAAGTTAATAGAAGAAAATTTATCCTTTAAGTTGCGAAGAAGAGTGTCAGTAAATCCATGATATCCATAATCAACTTGATAAGTTGTTCCAAGTTTACGATCACGAAGAACTGCAATACCAGCATGAACATATCCACTACCGAGGGAAAGATTCTTTTCCCATGGACGCTTCACTTCTCTGTGATAACAAAGTTGATTTGCCTCACCGTCAGTCAAAACAATACACTGAACTTTTTGAAGTTTGTTCTCCTTTTGGAACTTGGGAAAAATCTGATGAAGAGAAATCAGTGCCTCATTTAGAGGAGTTCCTGAAAGAGATAGGCGATTGGGGTAAGTGTAAGGGGAATGATAACTCCTACCAAAGCAATAGGCAAGACGCCAAATATTAAGGAGTTGGTGCTCCAATTCCTTACCAGAGACTTTACTAGTAAGAATATTCATCATAGAGAAAGTTTCATCTACAATCAATAGATTTTCTTTCTTTTCATAATGTGGAGTTCTATCGGCAGCAAGATAGCGATCATTCTCATAATCATATTCACCACGACGCCATTCATTTGTGAAAGCATATACCTCGAAAGGAATAGAAACTTTCTTACAGAACCACACAAGATTGAAGAGTTGCTTACAAGTATCGAGCATCACATCGGACATAGAACCACTCCAGTCAAGCACAAACACCAGACCATGATTCTTACCATCAGGAATTATGGAAACCTTCTTGAATAGATCTTCATTGTACTTATAAGTGTGAAGACGAGCAGTATCAAGAACACCAGTGCGAGCAGTTGATGCACGAGCATACTGATCTGCTGCCTTACGGCACTCAAACTCTTTTACAAGGTAATTAACTTCTTTCTGAGCGGAAGACTTAAACTTTTTGAATTCAATATCAGTTTCTTTATAAAGATTTACGGGAGTAACTCCTTTATCTTCAGCATGATTATTATGAAGCACTTGCTGATGCAAAAAGGAAAAATCAATCTCTTTGTGGATATCAGAGTTCTTACCAATAACAGTATCAAGATTGAGTTGAGGAACTTCAACATAGGCATTATCATGTGCATCATTATTCACAAGGTCGCGGATTTTTTCATCTAAAGAATCTGCCGTGCGAACTTCAGGCTCAGTTTCTTCCCCAGAAGACTTCACTGGTGTTTGATCTCCCTGAGCAGTACCTCCATAAGATTCATTGTTTTCCTGAGGTTGGGAGTTATCGCTATCACCTTCTTGTTCAGAAGAGGAATCATTGGTTTCTACAATTTCATTAGCAGGAGCTTGAGAATCTCCTTGTTGTTCATGAGAATCAAAATCAGCAACCTTTTGTTCCTGCTCCTTTTCCTTCTTACAATATTTGTACAGTTCTTCAGCAGCAATCAAAACATCTCCAAAGGTTTCAGTATTCGCAATTAGATTAATAATTTCAGTTTCTTCACCATCTTCAATGGGAATATAATTGTGATTTCCAATTTTGAAGAATAGATTTGCGCGATCAGCAAGATTGAAAGTAGAGATATCTTCTTCTTCAATCTGAAAGAAATCATCTTCATTCAGTTCTTTATAACCATTGAAGAAAGTCTTGGCAAGTCCAGCATACTTGCGCTTCATCAACTTCTCAATACGAGCATCCTCAACAACGTTTACAAACTGAGGAGGAACTTTTACTTCTTCAGTCCAATCCTGATCTGGAGTAAAGAGAGCGTGT